CTCAATTAGGTTTAGGCTCGCTTATTCCATTTACCGGATTAGATGAGGGCGTATTAAATAGAAGTGGTACTACAATCCTTGCAGCTTTAGCTTTAGAAAAAGCTGTAAAGCGTTACGCAGACGAACCATTACCACAGGCGATATTAAAATCAAATTTACCATTACCAAAAGAACGCGTAACAGCATTACTAGACGCTTGGAAAACAGCGCGTAATTCTAGAAGCACAGCATTTATTAACGACACAGTAGATTTTCAACATTTTGGCTTTAACCCTGCCGAATTAACATTGAACGAAGCTCGCCAATACATGGCAACAGAAATAGCCCGTTTAATGAATATCCCAGAGTGGTACGTGGCAGGTAATTCATCTGGCTCAATGACTTATTCAAATGTAACTACCGAACGTAGAGCCCTAGTAGATTTCTCACTTCGTCCAGTCATGACAGCAATCGAGCAACGCCTTAGCGATATAGATATCACACCTAGAGGCAGTTTTGTCAGATTTGACTTAGACGATTTTTACAGAGGCAACCCACAAGAGCGAGCAGATATTTACGACAAGCTTGTACCACTTGGAATTATGACAGTAGACGAAGCCAGAACTATGGAGGACTTAATCGATAATGGAAATTAAATTTAGCACCGATATTATGAGCGCTAATACGTCAAAGCGCGAAATGAAAGGCCTTATAGTTCCTTTCGGCGAAGCAGGCCACACCAATTTAGGCGACGTAGTATTTACTAAAGGCTCAATTACTATTCCAGAAAAAATTAAACTATTTGTTGAGCACGATATGACTCGACCTATAGGCCGCCTTGTATCAAGTGAGGAAACAGATTTAGGAATTATTGGAACTTTTAAGATAGGTCGTACTAACGCAGGCGACGACGCTTTAGCCGAAGCGCAAGAGGGATTAAGAGACGGCTTTAGTATCGGAGCTTCTTTAGACGATTACAAAATCGACAATGAACAAGTTTTAGTAAGTGCTGCAACACTAAAAGAGGTTTCACACGTTACTAACCCAGCCTTTAAGGCTGCACAAATACACGAGGTCGCAGCAAGCGAACCCGAACAACCAAAAGAAAGCGAGGAAGTTGTGTCAGAACAACAAACTCCAGAAGTTGAGGAAGTAGCCGAAGTTGCTGCTGCCGAAGCTCCTAAGGTGGAAGCTGCAGAGCGTCGTATGCCTGTAATCCACACCGCACCACGCCTAGAATTTTCAAAGGCTAAGTATTTAGAAAACAGCATTAAAGCTACTGTATTTGGTGATGATGAAGCACGCGCTTATGTTCGCGCAGCTGATGACACCACTACTAATAACGCTGGTTTAATTCCAACCCCACAACTACGCGAAATTATTAACCCATTATCAAACGCAGAGCGCGGAGTAATTGACGCGATTAGTCGCGGAGCTTTGCCAGACTCAGGCATGAGCTTTGAAATTCCAAAGATTACCGCTGTACCTACTGTTGATGAAACTGCAGAAGAAGGAACTCCTAGCGAGACTGGCATGACCAATAGTTTCTTGTCTGTTAGCGTAAAGAAGTACGCAGGTCAGCAAACTTTCTCAGTTGAACTACTAGACCGCTCAAACCCTGCTTTTTTTGATGAGCTAGTACGTCAGATGGAATTTGCTTATGCTAAAGATACTGACGCAGCTGTAGCAACCGCTATTCAAGCCGCTGGTACTTTAAACGCAACCGCAAGAGACAATACCGCTTCTGACTTCTTAGGCTTCGTAGCCGACGGAGCGGCAGCTGTATACGGAGCTTCTCTAGGTTTTGCTCGTAGCTTAATTGTTACCCCAGAACAATGGGCAAAGATTATGAGCTACAACGACTCAGGACGTCCAATTTACATTGCAGCAAACCCACAAAACGCAGGCGGAGCTCTAAGCCCACAAAGCCTACGCGGAAATGTTGCAGGCCTTGACTTGTACGTATCTCGTAACTTCACCGGAACTGGTGGCGACGGCTTGGCTGATTACTCAATGGCAGTTATTAACCCAGAGTCCTACACTTGGTACGAGAGCCCACGTTTACAACTTCGCACTAACCTAATCGCTTCTGGTCAGGTTGAAGTTATGTACTACGGCTACGGCGCACTAGCCGCTAAGGTCGGCGCTGGCGCTAACTGGTTCAACAAGAACTAGAACCCGAACGACTGACTAGGCAGGTCGCCCCTTTCCTGCCTAGTCCCTAAAAGAAAGGAAACGCTTAAATGCCAGAATTAGTAACAGCTGCTCAATTACGCTCGGTTTTAGGCGTTTCCGTTTCTTTGTATTCAGACTCAGCATTGAACGAATACTTAGACGCAGCTGAAGACGCTATAGGCGATTTTCTAGTGCAATGGACAGTCGCTTTAATAGCGCATGAGTCAAAAGACAATATAGTAACCGAATACACAGACCGCCCACATGATTTTTACGTCGGCCAAACTGTTGTAATTGAAGAACCACACGGACACGGCTGGACTGGTCAATTTGTAGTTACTGAAGTACCAACATCTACTAGCTTTAAATTTGCTAGTGGTGTAACCATTACAGATTTTGAAAAACATACAATACGCCCAGCTGGTAAAGCTACAGCTCAAGGCTCAAATTTAACTTATTATGACGGAGTACAAGCAGTTGAAAAAGCCGTACTTGCTTTAGCGGTTGAAATATTTCAAGCTATATTAACTACTGGCGGAACTGCACAAGCCTTAGATTATACTCCAAGCCCATACAGATTAGGCCGTACTTTACTTTACAAAGTCACAGGCATGATTAGTAAATACTTAGACGAGCGAGGCATGGTCGGCTAATGTCTTTAGCAACAGTTCGCTCAACACTTAAAAACGCCATTGCTTCTAACAGCAATTACAGCGTGTTCGACCATGTACCAGAGGTAATAATTCCTCCATGCGTCGTATTAGTAGCAGGCGACCCATATTTAGAACCTTTAGTAATTGGCAATAACAAAGGCTTTACAGTTCGTTATAGAATTGAAGTTATTGGGCAAACCTTTAGCGCACCCAGCGCTTTAGAAAACCTAGAAAACGACATAAACACAGTTTTAGGATTAATTCCAGTTAAATGGTCAATAACCGGAGTATCAAGTCCTAGATTAAGACCGACAAACTCAACCGACTTATACTCGGTGGAAATCGATATACAAACAACTTATAGCGCGAGCTAGAAAGGTAACAAAATGGCAACTACTGTATTAACTGGTAGAGAATTAGTGCTAACAATAGCAACTGTTGATTACTCTGACCAAATACTAAGCGCTGTCCTAACTATCGAAACTGAAAGACTTACTTTTGATACTGTATCAGGCCGCGCATATAAATTTATTGACAAGAACGCTACCCTCGATATTGAGTTCTTAGCTGACTGGTCAGACGCATCAGGATTAAGCCGCGCTCTATGGGCAGCAGCTGAAGCTCCAGACACTCCGTTAGCTTGTGTATTAACAGCAACTACAGGTGACACCTTTACATTTAACGTACTACCAGTATTTCCTAATGTTGGTGGCGCTGCTAGTGAGGGTCAAACCCAGAGCGTCAGTTTGCAAGTAGACGGCGCAATTACTGAAGCATACGCATAGTCTAAAGAAAGGGGCGACATGCTAAAACTTAAAATTAAATGGGAATATGAAACTGGCGAAGTATTCGAGGATTGGACTAGGCCTTTCGAGATTGCTTGGGCTGAAAAAGAGCTCTACAAAGGCGACTCAATCATCAAAATACTTAACGAGCAACAATTACCAAGCAGCGAATTACTCTTGTTCTTGGGTCATAAAATCGCCACGAGAGTGGACAAGCCACAAGCTTACGACAAATGGCAAAAACAGGTAGTAGATGTTCAGCTTGTTAGTTATCAATTCCCAAAAGCTTTGGAGCCGGAAGTGTCGGCAGAGTAGCAGTCGAATTAGCGATAGCTACAAACACAACACCGACCTACTGGCTCGAAGCAGAACCCGAATTTATGGTAACCGCTTTGGAGGTGTTAAATGAGTCAAGAATTAGAGATTAAGATTAATCGTAGTGACCTAAACGCCTTATTAAGGACTTTTAGTAAGTTAGATAAAGCTGCTAATAACGACTTAAAAAAAGCGACTAAAGAAATAACCAAAGACGTGGTAAGGGAAATAAAATACAGTGCTGCCGGAGCTGGCTCTATTGGAGGTAATCCAAGACAAGCCGAAGCAATAGCAACAGGTGTTAGAGCTTTATCAGGTAGAGAAGCAAAGATTAAAATATCTGGTACTAGGCCTGTTGTTTCAGGTGGTGGAACTGTCGAGGATTTACTTTGGGGTGGAGAATTTGGCTCTACATATTTTAGACAATTTCCAGCAAGAACACCTAAAGTAGGCAGAGGTAATAGAGGTTATTTTATTTTTCCTACGCTTAAAAGACTTCAACCCAAAATACGCAAAGATTGGGTAGACGCTGTAAATAAATTAGCTGATATTTGGAAAGGTACTACACGTGGCTGACCTTAGAACTTTAACACTTTCCTTATTAGCTGATACTGACAAATTTCAAAAAGGATTAAAAAAGGCTCAAAAATCTACTACTGATTTTGACGATAAATTAAAGACAGCCTTAAAAGCGGGAGCCGCTGCTTTTGCTGCTATTGGAGCCGCTGCTGGCGCTTTTGCTATCAAAATAGGTAAAGACGCTATAGGCGCTGCTAGTGATTTTAACGAGGAACTAAGTAAATCTGAAGTTATCTTGGGTGACGCTGCAGCTCAAGTCCAAAAGTTCGCTAGTCAAGCCGCTTTAAGATTAGGACAGACTAGAACCGAAGCATTACGCGCAGCTTCTAATTTTGCTATCTTTGGTAAGTCTGCTGGATTATCTGGACAAGAATTAGCCAAGTTTTCTACAGACTTTACTCAACTAGCCTCAGACTTAGCCTCATTTAATAACACAAGCCCAGAGGATGCCGTACAGGCTTTAGGAGCCGCTTTACGTGGTGAGTCTGAACCTATCCGCCGCTATGGCGTATTACTTAACGAAGCAACCCTACGCCAAAGAGCTTTAGAACTTGGAATTATAGACAACATTAAAAACGCTTTAACACCTCAACAGAAAGTTTTAGCCGCTAGTGCTGAAATCTTTGCCCAGACGGCTGACGCACAAGGGGACTTTGCTAGAACCAGCGACGGACTTGCAAACCAACAAAGAATACTAAGCGCAACCATTAATGACCTAAAAATACAATTAGGTGAGAATTTATTACCAGTAGCATTAAACGTAGCCAAATTCTTTAGTACTCAATTTGTCCCAGTATTACGAGGAGTAGTCAATTCTCTAACTGGTAAGCCAGACTCTTTAACAACAGCCATAGAGGAGGGTCGTAGACGCTTACAAGGTTTTGAGGCTGCACAATTACAAGCCGAAAGGCAAGGCTTTGAATTAGGCGAGTCTTACAAACGACTAGGTGGCGCTATTGCAGCTTTGGCCAATGCTTTTAGAACTGAGGCTACACCTCAAGGAGCATTTAAGACTTTTAACGACGTTTTAATATCTATCAATAACACAGTAACTAACTTAATCAATGCTTTTGCTAGTTGGGCTAATGCTATCAGAGGAACTATTGACCAACTTAACAGAATAGGCACAGCTGCAGGCTCAGCTTTAGGTATTGGCAACATAAGCGCAGCAGACCAGCGCATAGCAGATATAGCAGCTACACAAAGACGAGCCAATACTCAACCAGTAGTAGTTAACAACAATATCAATGTACGAGGCGCTATTGACGCTCAAGGAACCGCTAGAACAGTAACTAAAGTATTAACGCAACAGCGAGCAATTAGCGGCGTACGTGTTACAGCTCCGGCAGGGTTCTTTTAATGACCGCTTATAGCCCTAGTTTTACAGTTAATTTAGCCGGAGTAGATTACACAGACCAAGTATTAAATAACGCTACTATTACCTCAGGAAGACCAGATATTTTTAGTAATACCCTTACTGGTTATGCCAATATCGAACTCGGTATAACTGGCTCAATACCTACGCTAGATATTAAAGATACTGTAAGTATCAAAGTTAAAGATTCAAGCAATAATGACGTAGATTTATTTACGGGTGAAATATCCGCTATTAATAAATCAATCGCTGGCGCTGGTGCTAATTCAATCGCTTACGTATTACAAATACAGGCCGTAGGCGCTTTGGCTAAATTAGTGCGCTCTTTTGCTGGCCTTGACTCATACCCAGAGGAATTAGACGGTTTACGTATTGAACGAATATTACAAGAAGCTTTATTTACTCAATGGGACGATGTACCTAGTACTTTGACTTGGGCAGATGTAGCAGCTTCTCAAGAGTGGTCAAATTACGGCGTACAAGATATTGACATAATTGACGACGGCAGATACGACATATTGGCTAGAAGTGCTGAAGTAGTAAATGCTTTTGATTTAGCAAGCCAAACAGCCAGCGACGGCTTAGGTTATCTATACGAAACCCCAGACGGCAAAGTAGGCTATGCAGGCGCTGAGCGTAGGACAAGTAACTACGGAATCAACCAGATAGAATTAGATACAGACTTACTTAACACTTCAGGTTTATCTACTCGCCTTAATACAGCAGATATTATTAACAGCGTTTATTTATCTTATGACGACCCAGAAACCAGCGTAACAGCTACTAACGACCAGTCTATTGAGGATTACGGATTAATTGAGACTCAAATATCGACTCAGTTAGCAGACTCGACACAAGCCAGCGAACAGGCTGTAAGACTTGCAGCTCTTAGAGGTACGCCTTTAGAAAGCTTTGACTCACTTAATATAAACCTTGCTAACCCTAATTTAGGTAATACTGAACGCGATTTACTATTAGGCGTTTCAATGGACACTAATATTAAATTGACCAATATACCTACTGGATTTATCTTTGGTGACGCGTTTGAGGGTTATGTCGAGGGCTGGACTTGGTTTTTAAGCCAAAACTCATTAGAGCTTGAAATGCTTGTAAGTAATTCTGTTTACAGCGCTTTCGAGAGCCAGTGGGAGGATTTTTCCAGTACAACACAGTGGCAAAATCTCAGCGGCTCTTTGACTTGGAGCGATTTAGCGATAGGATAAGCAACTATGGGAACTACAAGTAATTACAGCTGGCCATATCCGGAACAAACTGGACTCGTCAAAGATGGCTGGGAAGATATAAAAGATTTAGCCACAGCTATCGACACTACTGCCGCAGCTTCTTTTGGTGGTGGTTTGGTTCACCTAAATACCACCAGTTTCAGCGCAGTCGCTACTCAATCCATTGAAGATGTTTTTAGCGCTAGTTATGATTATTACAGATTAGTTTGTTCTTGGGACGCTCCAAACTCTACAAGAGTATATTTAAGATTAAGAGTTTC